ACACAGACAGATCTTACAAGAGAGAATGAGAAGAATGGTATCTCTGATTTCATTACCATCTTACAGACTATGAAAGACTTTGCCTGTATAGAATTTGGTCTTGATGATATTGTTAGGTCTGGTCTTGTTAAAGAATATCTTATCGCTAAGTATACACACTTTGGAACAACTCCTGCAGGTATGTCTTGACATATGTGTAGGTTTTTGTTATGATGTATACTGGAAAGAGAAATTTTAATGTTTGAATTTGTTAATATTGATCTTAAAGATCCTGAAGTTGATCCTATAAACAAGGATGGGGTAAGGTATTATCCTATTCCTGGAGCAGATAAATACTATCCGAGTGTTACCTCGATCACATCGTTTCAGAACGCAAAGTTCTTCCAAGATTGGAGGAAAAAAGTAGGTGAAGACGAGGCTAATCGAATTACTGCTAGGGCAACACAAAGAGGAACTACATTTCATAGTATTACCGAAGATTATATCAAAGGTGACTTGAAGTTAGACAAGTACTTGGAGAACAATCCATTACCTGTTAGGATGTTTCAGACTGCGAAGAGTACTCTCAATCGCATTAACAATATTCATTGTTTAGAATCTTTCCTTTACTCCCATTATCTTGGACTTGCTGGTCGAGTAGACTGTATCGCTGAGTTCGATGGTGAGTTGGCAGTAATCGATTTTAAAACCTCCACTAAAGAAAAGAAGGAAGATTGGATTGAACATTATTTTGTTCAAGAAACTGCATACGCAGCGATGTTCCTTGAACGTTCAGGAATTGAGGTAAAGAAAATTGTCACACTTATCGCAGTTGAAGATGGGTCTGTACAAGTGTTTCAGAAATACAATCTTGATGACTATCTACAATTACTTAAAACCTATATCGAAGAATTTGTTAGGGGAAGACATGCCTAAAGACAATCTTGAGGATAAATTTTTAACTCCTACCAAGTTCTCTGCAGAGATCGAACGACTGGTACAGAAGAGTGAAGGACTTATCACTTACATAGAAGCAGTAGTTACTTACTGCCAAGAGAATGAAATTGAATTGGAAACTGTTCCTAAATTAATTTCTAAACCATTAAAGGAACGACTGAAGTATGAAGCTCAACGTCTCAATTATATGAAAGCATCTTCCAAAGGGGTACTACCTTTATGACTTTTTTCAAATCAGAACAAGTTCAACAAAATCTCCATGAGATATTTGATACGTACCAAGAGATTGCTGCTGTGACTGCTGCTCTTCCTAAGATGAATAAGGAAGAGAAGATAGCACACATCGATAAGTGTAAGGGTCTTATTGATAAACAGAAAACATTTTATGGTAGACTATCTCTTGCTGCAGGAGAAGATGCTGAGGCAGCAGATATGAAAACCAGAATAAATGCTTTGTCTCAAGCATTTGGTTATCAGTCCTTATTGGACTGCATGGATGCTATGCTCGTGACTCTTGACAAAGCAGCAGAAAAGGAGCTTGACTCATTATAAATAGTATGCTACGATTACACAGTAGCGTTTAATACACACAATACGGAGAATACAATTATGTCTTTTGCCTCATTAAAGAAGGCTTCCTCTGCAGGAAATACCTTCGCTAAACTCACGCAAGAGATTGAGAAGTTAAACCAACCTCAAGGTGGAGGAGGTGCTGATGAGCGTCTTTGGAAACCTGAGTTAGATAAGACAGGAAATGGATACGCTGTTATTCGATTCCTACCTGCTCCAGATCAAGAAGAAATGCCTTGGGCAAAGATCTGGTCACACTCTTTCAAAGGACCTGGTGGTCAGTGGTACATCGAGAACTCTCTTACTACTATAGGTAAGGATGATCCCGTTGGAGAATTGAACAGGGAACTATGGAATAGTGGTCGTGAACAGGATAAAGCAACTGCTAGAGTTCAGAAGCGTAAGCTTTCTTACTACTCTAACATATATGTTGTACAAGATCCAGCACATCCAGAGAATGAAGGAAAGGTATTCCTTTATAAGTATGGTAAGAAAATCTTTGACAAACTAGTCGAAGCTATGCAACCTGCTTTTAAAGATGAAACTCCTTTAGATCCTTTCAATCTATGGCAGGGTGCAGATTTTAAGGTTAAGATTAGAAAGGTAGATGGATATTGGAACTATGATAAGTCAGAGTTCGCAGCACCTGGTACTCTAAATGGATTTGATGACGCTAGTCTAGAGAATATCTGGAAGCAGTCATACTCACTTGCTGAGTTTGAAGATGCTAAAAACTTTAAGTCCTATGAGGATTTGAAGAAGCGTTTGGATCTTGTACTAGGTAAGTCTTCACCACGTCCAGCACCAAGAGTTGTTGATGAGAGTGAAGAAGAAGTAGTACCTGCTAATTGGGGTAAAGAAGTTTCTGATTTTAGAGAGAAAGCAGTCGCTGCTTCTCCTGTAAAGTCGGAGAGTGAAGATACATTATCATACTTTGCATCACTAGCAGAGGAAGACTGATAATAAAGTGGCACAAGGGGGGATTTATTCCCCCTTTGCTATGTTATAATATACATATACAACAAAAGGTTACTATGAAATTTGCACCTTTGTTACTACTTCCTCTCTTAACTTCTCCAGTTATGGCAGAGAGTATCGGAGATCGTAGTAATCGTCAGGCATATCAAGACGCTCAAACAGTTAATTGGAATCCAGAACCAGAGTACAGACCTAGAAGAGATAACTGGTTCACAAAAACATATCATCAAGATGAAAATTATAGAAGAAATAATTACTGGTGGCAAAAACATTTAACAACTAGAAATTATCAACCAGGTTATTCTTCATCAAGTACATGTACAAGGAAAGAATATAGAGAAGAGTATGTTCCTGGTACATCACACAGACCAGGATATGTTAGGACTTGGCATGATGAAGTAGAAGTTCCATGTCATAGACCATCATACAGACCATCACCACCACGTGAAAGAATACCATCTCCTGATGGAAATGAGTGTAGTGAAGGAGCAATCCTTGGTGGTATCTTAGGTGGAGGTGCAGGAGCAGCACTATCTCAAGGAGATGGACGCTGGTGGGCAATACCTTTAGGAGTTGTTACAGGTAGTGTGATAGGTTGTGATATAGATGGAGGGTAATGGACAAGCACGATATACCAATATTAGGAGATTTTTATACTAAAGGGGAAGTTGATGATATGATTGCTGCTGCTCTTGCTGAAGCGAGAGCGATTGATGAGGCATCTATGCGTAAGCATAACAGAGAGGCAACTATCATTAGTATGATTCTTGGGTTTACTACCCTAGCATTATTTGTTGACGGATTACTAAGAATACTTGGTATCATTCCACCCTTTATGCATATCGATGTCAATATCTTAGACAGGATTGCTGATAGAGTTGAGACCGATGTTATAGATAAGATAAGACAAGTACCATTACAAAGATTACTTAGACGATGAATCCCTTTACGGACATGATATTTACAATAATTTGGTTCGGACTATTGATATGGGCTGTTAGATCCATAGTAAGGGGTTGGAGTATGATATTACAACCAAGAAGTAATGATTTGAAGATGGATGTCAGTAGTAAGACAATAACAAGACCTCCACATCCAGAATTGGCAGAGGTTCAACCTGGTGATGAGTTGTTAGTTGTAAATTTTACACCTGATGATGAGTTTAATAGAAAAGTAAGTGATGGTATATTATCGCAGTCATTAAAGGATAGGATTGATGAACTAGATGATCCTTGGGAAGATGACGATGATGATGACGGTGATGTACCTGCGGTAGTAAGACGATAGTTTAAGAAAAACGGAAGATTTTGTTAAAAAACCCCCTTTTATGGGGGTTTCGTTATAAAATAATATGTAGATATCAACACAATACATGTCAGGCGATTATTTCTCACACAACGATCAACAACCACCTTTGCCTTGCAAAGCATCACAAGCAATGGATGAGATTAAGGAAGATCTCTGGAGGAATACTAATTATGTCCTAGAGATTGAAAGTATGTTTGTTCAAGCAAGGTGGAGAAACGACAGTCCATTAAGAGAGTAGGTCATATATTATTCAACTTTTAATTACAAAAAAAGGCGGAAAAAAACTCCGCCATTTTTTTCGCCTGTAGGGTTTTTTAGTATCCTCCAGAACTACCAGATGAAGATGATGA